CTATGCTTCGTAAAGTAAAACTATATGGAAAACTGGCAGAATTTGTCGGACATAAAGAGTTTGAGGTAAAAGTTAGTAGTGTTGCACAAGCTGTAAGTTTTTTAATACATAACTTTCCAAACTTGGAAGCCTATATGAGTCCACAATATTATCAGGTAAAAGTAGGTAATTATGATATTGATAAAGATGAAATTAGTTATCCTATTGGACAAGAAGATATACATTTTATACCAGCTATAAGTGGTGCTGGTAGTGGCGGTAGAAAACTTTTAATGGGAGCATTGATTATAGGACTTGCTATAGCTACAGGACCAGGAGGTTTTGGTGCTTTACAAATGTTTGGTGGTCAAGGTTTAGCTTTAAAGGGTTTAGGTGCATTTGCTATGAATGTAGGAATGGGGTTAGCAATATCAGGAGTTACTGAAATGCTTTTTCCGTTACCAAAACCGCAAGAGTTTAAATCCGAGCAAGATCCACAATTATCTTTTAATTTTGGTGGAGTTCAAAATACATCAAGGGCTGGTACTTCAATTCCAATAGTTTATGGTGAAATATTTACAGGAAGTGTTGTAATAAGTGCAGCAGTTGACACTAATCAGGTAGAAGCATGACTGATGAAAAGAAAATTATTAGAGGTTCTGGAGGTCCACCAAAGCCACCACCTCCTCCATATCGTGCTCCTGATACTTTGCACAGCAGGGCTTTTGCTACTGTTCAAGATTTAATATCTGAAGGTGAGATAGAAGGATTTGCTTCTGCTTCTAAAGAAGGTCTTACTAAAGGAACAACTGCTTATGACAATGCAAGTTTAAAAGATGTATTTCTTGATGATACACCCATATTAAATTCAAATGCCTCTAGCTCAAGTCCTGCTGATATTGATTTTAATTACAAAGATGTAACCTTTAAATCTAAGTTTGGAACGTCAAACCAAACTGCAATGAGTGGTATTCCTGCTGAAAGTAGATCACCTACTGGTGTTGCTGTCACTGTTACTACTTCTGCTCCTGTAACAAGACAAGTTACTAATACAGATGTTGATGCTGTGATAGTTAATTTAACTTGGCCTCAGATACAAGTTGCAGAAGATGATGGAGATATTAGAGGAGATACAGTTGAATATAAAATTCAAGTGCAATATAACTCTGGAGGTTTTACCGATGTAATATCTACTTCTGTTAGTGGCAGAACAGCAGATGCTTATTCCAGAGATCATAGAATAAATATCACAGGTGCTTTTCCTGTTGATATTAGAGTGATTCGTGTTACAGCAGATAGCACAGAATCTAATAGAGTTAATGCTTTCCAATTTACAAGTTTGCAAGAAGTTATAGATAATACTTCGACTTATCCAAACAGTGCTTATGTTGCTTTAAGACTTGATAGTAAACAATTTAATCGTATTCCTACAAGAAAATATCGGATAAGAGGAGTAAAGGTAAGAATACCAGGAACAGGAGCATCTGGTTCTGGTACTCCTACGGTTGATAACGCAACAGGCAGAATAGTTTATCCAAGTGGTTATATTTTTAATGGTGTTATGGGTGCTGCTGTTTATACCAACTGTCCTGCGATGTGTTTGCTTGATTTACTTACTAATACTCGTTATGGGTTAGGGAATCATATTACAGATAGTAATTTAGATTTATTTAGTTTTGTGGCAGCAAGTAAGTTTGCTAATGAAGAAGTTGACGATGGTACAGGAGCAGGAACAAAAGAAGCTAGATTTAGTTGTAATGTAAATATTCAAAGTCCTAAAGAAGCATTTGCAGCAATAAATGAATTGGCTGGTGTGATGAGATGTATGCCTATATGGTCTGCTGGAGGTATAAATTTATCACAAGATAAACCAACAACGGCTAGTTACTTATTTAACTTATCAAACGTAGGAGAGGGTGGTTTTAGTTATTCAGGAAGTAGTTTAAAAACAAGAAATAGTGTTATTTCTGTTAGTTACTTCAATATGGATTCTAAAGAGGTTGATTTTGAAGTTGTAGAGGACGCTACAGCCATAGCAAAGTTTGGAACGATAATAAAACAAGTAAAAGCATTTGCGTGTACTTCTCGTAATCAGGCTGCTAGACTGGGCCGTGCAATCCTCTTCTCTGAACAAAACGAATCTGAAACAGTAACTTTTACTACCTCTATAGATTCTGGCGTTGTAGTAAGACCTGGATCTGTGATTGAAGTAAACGATCCAGTGAGAGCAGGAGTAAGAAGAGGTGGTCGTGTTGTATCTGCAACAACAACTGCGATAACTATAGATGCAGAGTCGGAGACAAGTTTACCAGCACTTAATGATAATCCTACAATTAGTGTTATTCTGTCTGATGGAACTGTAGAAGTTGGCAATATTTCTGATATTACAGGAGCAGTTATTACTGTAAATAGTGTTGTAAAAACAGATAGCGAGGGTAATGAAACTACACAATCTACGTTTACATCTGCACCAAACACTAATTCACCCTACGTTATTTCAAGCACAACGCTTCAGACACAGTTATTTAGAGTTATACAAGTTGAAGAGCAAGATGATATTAATTATGTAATAACAGCGTTGACTTATGTTGAGGGTAAGTATGACTTTATAGAAAATAATATATCTCTTCCTGTTAGAAATATTTCACTATTAAATGCACCTGTATCACCTCCAAGTAACCTTACTGTCACAGAAAAAACAGTAGTTATTAATAGTATTGCCAGAAGTAAATTAATTATAGATTGGCAACCTGTAGATGGTAGCACTCAATACTTAGTTAATTATAAATACGAA